TTAGGAATTGTGGGGGTTTTGGCAACGCATAAACAGACAGGTAAGACAGTGACGCGCAGCATTGCAGCTATGCAGTGCTATCGTCGCACGGGTAGGGGGGGTTGCTTTGACGCCGTGCACCCCCAACAGCGCGGCCACTCTATACATGTGTTAATTCCCCCTATCCCACACACAGCCAGGAGGAAACATGGCTAGGCTAACGACAAGCAGGGCAGAAGCAGTAGCAAAGCTAGTGATGGACGGGCATAGTCTTGTCAGTGCATGCAGGGAGGCCAAGGTTAGTAGGTCTGTTCTGTATCAGCGGATGGGAGAGGATGCTGAGTTAAGCAATCTGATTAAGACGGCACAGCAGCAGAGTGCTGAGAAGGCATTGGAGGATGTCGAGGTTATGTATCAGCAGCAGCTAACTGGTGCTAAGAAGTATGATCCTAATGTATTAAGGGATTATGCTTTGCATGTTAGGTGGAAGGTAGGCAAGGTTATGCCGGATCAGTATGGTGATGCGAAGAACCGTGCTGGTGTAGAGGTGTCAGATGGCACGGTGCGTATCGTTTGGGAGAGCGATGGTGCAAGTTAAGATCCCTTACAAGCCAAGAGACTTACAAGCAGAGATGCACACTAGCGTCAGGCGCTGGAATGTGCTTGTGATGCACCGCAGGTTTGGCAAGACGGTCTGGGCTGTTAATCATCTTATAAAGCATGCGCTAACTTGTGAGTTACCAAGGCCAAGGGTTGCGTTTGTTGCGCCTACGTTTACGCAAGCCAAGCGTATTGCATGGGATTATGTGAAGTATTATGCGTCTGTAATTCCTGGCGTTAGTTTCAATGAGACAGAACTGCGTGTAGACTTCCCTAATGGCGGCAGACTTATGCTGTTGTCTGCGGAGAATCCAGATAGTCTGCGTGGTATCTACCTTGATCTATGCGTATTCGATGAATTTGGCATGCAAAATCCCAGGGTATGGGGGGAGGTTGTACGTCCTGCACTGTCTGATAGGGAGGGTGCGGCTGTATTTCTAGGCACCCCAGCCGGACATAATCATTTTTTTGATTTATTGGAACAGGCCAAGTCAGAAACGGCCAATGGATCTGATCAATGGTACTATAAGGTTGTTAAGGCGTCTGAGAGCCAGCTTGTTAAGCCAGAAGAATTGTCAGCAGCACAGGCGCAGATGACAGCAGAGCAATACGAGCAGGAATATGAATGTTCGTTCACTGCTGCTATTATTGGTGCTTATTATGGAAAACTGTTGGCTGATGCAGATGACGCTGGAAGGATTACAAGAGTACCTTACGATCCAGCTTATCCTGTGCATACAGCCTGGGATCTGGGTATAAATGACTCAACAGCTATTTGGTTTGCTCAAATCTTCCGTGGCGGCTCTATCAACATTATTGATTACTATGAAAACGGTGGTGTTGGGCTGGATCACTACGCTGAAGTATTACGTCAAAAGGATTATCACTACGGTGATCACCTTGCTCCGCACGATATCGAAGTAAGAGAGTTGGGTAGCGGCAAGTCTAGGCTTGAGACTGCGTTTAGTCTTGGCATTCGTTTCCGTGTAATTCCTAAAATGAAGATTGCAGACGGTATCAATGCAGCACGCATGATGATGCCTAAATGCTTTTTTGACAGAGATAAGTGTAATGATGGCGTAGAGATGCTACGGCAGTATAGGCAGGAATGGGATGAACGGAAAAAAGTTTTCAGAGATCACCCGCGCCATGACTACACGAGCCATGCTGCGGATGCGTTTAGGTATTTGGCTGTTGGGTTGGAGAATAAACAAAATCTGGTTCGCCCACCGCAACAACAGGCGATGAATGAGTACAACCCGTTTACGTTATGATTGTAGATCTGAACCATTTTAAGACTGCTACGGCCATGATGACGGTCAGTCACTACCATGAGGACTATACAGACCAGGATATTAGGAATTTTATTGAGCCGCCGCTAAGTTTGGGCAACTACCTAATCATTCAAGACGAAGATGACTTTCCATTTGTGTTTGCCACATGGGCGTTTCCTGAGATGCACCACATAGATGAGTATGTGCGCACCAACAGATTCCCACCGGCAGGATTCCGTGGTTGCGGTGATAGCCCTTGGGTTATTGATTTTATTGCTTTCGGTGGATTTCAGAGTATTAAAGCTGGTTTTAGATATTTGAAAGACACATTTATCGAAATGGGCTATAGTGATTGCTATTGGTTGCGTACTGAAACAGGAAAAATTGGCTTTCACGCCTTGAAGGAGAACTGATATGGGATCAGGTGGTGGCCCAGATGAGGGTGGCTCACGCGCACAAGATTTTCGCTTGCAAGAACAGCGCCGTGCTACAGCACAGGGCATGCAAACTAATCAGGCGCAACGTAATTTTGCTAGAAATATTCAAGCTGCACAACAGTTAGAGGAACGCGCTGCTGGCATTGACTATAACTTGCCGCCTGGTGCTTCTCGTGTATTAGAGGGTGTCGCTAGGGCCAGCCTAACTAGACAAGCTAATATTCTGCGTGGGCAATCTACTACAGCAGAGCCTGTGCGTGATGATTCTGGTGATGTTGTTGGTGTTGTGTCTCGCGGCCTTTTTGGAGGCAGAGTTTATTCTGGTCGTCCAGGCTCTAGCCCAATCGGCACAGGTATGCAATCGACACAAAGAGATGATGTAACGCCAGAAGTTACTCCTCTCGTGACGCCAGAAGTGGTGCCTGATGATGCCAGTGCAGGAGTTATTATGGACGCCTCTGCGCGAGGCCGTGGTCCTGGTGTAACTAGACGCACAAGGGGTAAGCTATTGGGTGGCGCTGCTGATTTTGAAACGCTGCTTGGTCCTGTGAGGAGAGTCTAATGTCGTTCCTAACTCCTAAAGTAACCGTACCACCACCACCACCGCCGCCAGAACCGCCAGCAAAGGTTGACTATGCGCGTGCAGAGGCAATGGCCGCAGAAGCAACAGCAGCCGCTACAGGGCGTCGTAAGGGGCGTGGCGGCACTATTGTTGCCGGAGCGTTGGGCGATACAAAAGAAACAGGGCAAACCCCAACATTGTTAGGTGGCTGATATGGAACCCGTTAAAGAATTAGTTTCCCGTTTTGAGTTCCTAGAGCAACGTCGCGCTAACTGGGATACTCACTATCAAGAATTGGCAGACTATATGCTGCCACGCAAAGCCGATATTGTGCGAAAGCGCAGTCGCGGTGAAAAGCGTATGGAACTAATCTTTGATGGTACTGCGCTGCAAGCTGTAGATCTTTTGTCTGCATCACTGCATGGCATGCTTACTAGCGGTGCTACGCCTTGGTTCCATCTTTCGATGAAAGATCCTGACATCGGGCGTGATGACAATGTGCAGCGTTGGCTAGAAGATAGCAGCAAGCGCATGATTAGGGCATTTAATCAGTCAAACTTTGAGACAGAAATACATGAATTGTATGTAGATCTTACTGTCTTTGGCACTGGCTGTATGTTTGCTGAAATGGATGGCGAGAACTTGCGTTTCAGCACACGCCATATCTCTGAATTTTATGTTGCAGAAGATCAGTTCGGCATGGTCGATACTGTATTCCGTAAGTATAAGATCCCTGCACGGCAAGCTGTGCAACGCTTTGGCCTAGAAAACGTAGGCAAGTTTATTCAACGTACATTTGAGAAGAAGCCGGATGAAGAGGTAACTCTTTTGCATGCTGTGTTGCCACGAGATGATCGTGACCCAACAAAGCAAGACAACAAGAACATGCCGTTTGCATCCGTCTATATTTGTATGGAAACCAAGATGCCCGTCGCTATCAGTGGGTTTCAAGAGTTTCCATACATTGTCCCGCGTTTTCTCAAGGCAACAGGGGAAGTGATGGGGCGGTCACCTGCGATGGTGGCGTTGCCTGACGTTAAGATGATTAACTTGATGTCAAAGACCATCATCCAAGCTGCGCAGAAACAAATAGATCCTCCACTGCTTGTTCCTGACGACGGATTTCTTCTCCCTGTCCGTACACAGCCAGGTGGCCTCAATTTTTATAGGTCCGGCACGCGCGATACAATAACACCCCTAAACACTGGCGCGAATATTCCTATTGGCTTGCAGATGGAAGAACAGCGGCGTGGTGCCATTCGTTCTGCTTTCTATGTAGATCAGCTTCTGTCAGCAGCAACGCCCAACATGACGGCAACAGAGGTGGTGCAGCGTCAAGAAGAGCGGATGCGCGTTATAGGGCCGGTCCTGGGGCGTTTGATGAATGAGATGCTGCGGCCACTTATTGACCGCACATTCTCACTAATGTTGCGTAAAGAGATGCTTGCACAGCCGCCAGAGATCCTTCAAGGCCGTGATGTGGACATTGAGTATGTATCACCGCTGGCACGCGCACAGAAGTCTAGCAGCCTTAACAGTACAATGAAGGCTCTGGAGATCTTGCTGCCGCTTTCACAATCTTTGCCGGTTGGC